ATTTCGTTCTTTACGGAATTGCATAATTAAATAATAACAATAAACTAAAAAGAGGTGGTCGGGAAACTGCCACCTCTTTTTTATTAACTAATAATAAAAAATAATAATATGGCTTGTGATATTAACTTAGGTAGATTAGAACCTTGTAAAGACAGTGTTGGTGGTATCAATGCGGTTTACTTTGTAAACTACGGAGGTATAACCTCTATTACACCTAATTCAACCGATTCAGACGTAATAGATAGCGTAGGGGGTTCACCTTCTGCATATAAATTTGATGTCAGAGGAAACTCTACATACACAGAAAACATTCAATCAAGTAGAGAAAACGGAACTACTGCTTTTGAGCAAGTTCTAGAATTGACACTTAAAAAATTAACAAAGGAAGACCACAAGACAATTAAATTATTATCTTTTGGTAGACCAAATATCTTAATAGAGGATAATAACGGAAACTTGTTTTTAGCTGGACTACAACACGGATGTGATGTAACAGGTGGTACTGTTGTAACAGGTGGTGCTATGGCTGATATGTCAGGGTATACTTTAAGTTTTACAGGTATGGAAAAAGTTCCTGCTAACTTTATAAATAGACCCGCTACTAATGGCGTATTTGATAATACTGTAGCCGCAGATATTGCAACAGCAGGATTTACTGTTTGAGAGGATATACCAACACTGCTTGATGATGCGATAGCTTATTATAAATTCGATGAACTCTCAGGAACGTCTTTAATAGACCAAAAAGGGAGTCATAACGGAGTAATTAATAACAATCCATATATAGGCGGTAGCGGTTTAATTGGTAAATCTATTCGTTTTGGGAATAGTGCTACCGACCAGTCGGTTAGCTTGTCAGATAGTAATGACTTTAGCTTTACGGATGGGGTAAATGACAAACCTTTTAGTATGAGTACTTGGGTAAGACCTTTTTCTACCTTTGGAAGTATTTTAAATAAATACTCCAACACAGGTACTGATAGGGAATATAGGTTGTATAATCAAAGTGGAACTGTATTTTTTGTTCTTTACTCGGAAGGCTCTGAGTCAAATAAATTATTAGTTAGAACAGATGATAGTCCAATTGACTCAGATGGAGTATGGAGGAATATTACGGTTACTTATGACGGAAGCGGTAATCCTAGTGGATTGTTAATGTATTATAACGGTGTTCTACAAGAGAGCGGTTTTGATATAGGAAGTTACGTTAAAATGACTAATACAAGTCAAGATTTAATTATAGCAAATCGACCAGATAGTACCACCAACAGCTTAAACGCTGAAATGGACGAAACCTCTATATTTAATAAGGTTTTAAGTCAGTCAGAAGTTGATGAACTATACAATGGAGGTTCAGGAATGAGTCTTAATTAGTATTAACAATAAATAAACTTAAAAGTCCTAACTGTTAAAATAGTTAGGACTTTTTCATTAAATAAAACAAAATATTATTATTTAGTTATCATAGTATGTTAATATTAAACCCAACATCAGGAAATAAAACAATAAACATACTGCCTAGAAGCAGGGATGTTGATGGAACTATTGTTTTAATACTAAGAAGAGACGGAGAGGGGGTGGAAGAGAATCTAACGCCCGTATCTGTAAGTATAGTATCTAATTTTACTGATATAGTTTTTACACCAACAATACTAAAAGAAGACGCTACTTATTATTTAGAAATAACAAGAAATGGAAGTCTTTGGTACAGGGATAAAATCTACGCTACATCGCAAACAGAATCTAACCGTTTAGTTGATAAGCACGTTATAGGTAATAATACAATATACCAATCTTACGATAGTACAGATGATAATACATATATAATATAATGAAAAAAAGTAATATTAAAAAAGAGTATAGAGATAGCATTAGGATTGTAAATATGTCTTCTTACAATACTCCAGAAATCAAGGAGGTCCATAATAAAGATTGGGTTTCTTTTGGTAATAATAATGACTATTTTGATAACCTTATTGAAAGATACTTAGATAGCCCTACTAATGGTAGATGTGTTAACGGTATTGTTGATATGATTTACGGTAGGGGACTAGAATCTACTAATTCTGAGATATTTCCTGAGCATTATGTTTATATGAAAAAGTTACTTAGACCAAGAGAGGTTAAGAGGCTTGTGAACGACTATAAGCTGTTAGGTCAGGGTGCTATGCAATTAACCTACAACAAGGCTAAAACAAAGATATTAAAGGTGTCTCACTTCCCTATGGAAACCCTTAGAGCAGAGAAAGCGACTAACGGAAAAATAAAAGCATACTACTATCACCCAAAATGGAAGGATTGCAAAACTTCTGACAACCCTAAAAGGATTCCTACATTTGGAAACGGAAGTAAAGCACAAGTTAATGAATTGTACGTATTTAAACCTTATAGAAGTGGTTTCTACTACTATGCTACCGTTGACTACCAAGCGTGTTTACAATATGCTGAATTAGAATCAGAAGTATCAAATTACCACATCTCAAATATACAAAACGGCTTACAGCCAAGCTTATTCGTAAACTTTAATAATGGAGTTCCAAACGAGGAGACTCAAAACGCTATTGAAAACAAAATTAACGATAAGTTCTCAGGCAGTTCACAAAGCGGAAAGGCTATTATAGCATTTAACGACAGTGCAGAAACAAAGGCTGACATAGAGGCAATTCACTTACCTGATGCTCACGCACAATATCAGTTTCTTTCTGATGAGGCAAGAGAAAAGATAATGCTAGGTCACGGTATTGTATCACCAATATTATTAGGTATTAAAGATAATACAGGATTTGGTAACAATGCAGAGGAATTAAGAACAGCGTCTGTTTTAATGGATAACGTTATTATAAGACCTTTGCAGGATGGTATTATTTATGGCTTAACAGAGATACTTGAATTTAATAAGATATTTCAAGACTTATACTTTGTGACACTACAACCTATTGAATTTACCGAGCTAGAAAACATATCTACCAAAGTAAGGAAAGAAGAAGAGACAGGAGAGAAGCTTTCTTCAGAAAAAGAAGCAGAAGACTTTTCAGATGAAGATGGTGATAACCTGTATGACCAGTTAGAAGGCTTAGGAGAGGTTTTAGGCGATGATTGGGAGTTAATCCATAGTGAAGTATACCAAGAAGAAGATGAGTCCGTTAAAATGGCTGAAATCAAGTATTCAGATAAATCATCCTCAGAAGATAATAATATTTACAAGATAAGATATTCTTATTCTCCTGAAAGAAAGTCAGAGGGAAGTAGAACGTTCTGTAAGAAAATGGAAACCCTGACAGGAAGAAAAATTGTATTTAGAAAAGAAGATATTAATATGATGTCTTTTAGGGGTGTTAATAGAGAATTAGGTCACAACAGAAACAACTATTCGCTGTTAAAATTTAAGGGAGGTAAAAACTGCCACCATTATTGGGAATTACAGGTTTATAAAAAATCTAGTGGTAGTAGGGTTAATGAAGATACCGCTTACGGAAAAGGTCTTGACAAGCCGAACAACCCTTCGGAAATTACAGAAAGAATGGTAGATAGGCCAGATAGAGGAGCATACCCAAGTGTGTTAAGTAGAATTAAAAAAATCATAGGGATATAATGAAGGCACTTTTTATAACGGTACAGGATTTAAAGGCAAAGTCAATAATAAGTGGAAATACAGATGCGGATAAACTGATTCACTATATTGAGGTGGCACAAGACATTCACATTCAGAATTATTTAGGTGGAAGCTTATATGATAAGATGCAAGAGCTAATAATATCAGGAGACATAGACCTTGCAGAAAACGCTAAGTACAAGACTCTTAGAGACTTATATATTAAGCCTATGCTAACTTGGTTTACTCAAGCAGAGTGCTTGCCTTTTGCTATGTTTAAAATAGATAATGGCGGTATAGCTAAGCACAGAGGAGAGGAGTCTGATACAGTTAATTTTAGTGATGTAGATAGGATGATGAGTAAGATAAATGATAGAGCTGAGTTCTACACAAGAAGGTTTTTAGATTACATCTGCAACAATAGCAATATTTATCCAGAGTATAACAATAATAACAATGGAGATATGTACCCTGACAAGGATGCAGACAGTTTTACGGGATGGGTGTTATAATGGAGAGTAATAAAAAAAAGACATATAAAACAAAAGAGGTTAACATAGTAAGGTTGGCTAAGTTTTACGAACAAGTAAGCAAGAGCGGTTTAATTAAGGCGAATAAAAAAACAAGCAAATAGTATGGCAAATAATATATACCAATCTAGTTGGTGGGGTGTAGGGATTTACAACTCTATAGGCTGGGGAATCGATTACCTTGACTATGCTTCTAACTTTTTAAAACTAGAGGATAATAAGTTAATTCTGCAGGAGAGCGGAGATAATATAATTTTATAAAAATTACAAAATGGCAAACAAGAGAATTAGTGAATTAAACGAAGTGACAACTGCGTCTAATTCTGATTTAATACCTATCGTGAATAGCGGAGAAACTAAAAAAATAAATGCTTTAAACCTAAAAACAGAGGTTGTGAGAATTACAGAGCATACGGTTACATCCGTAAGTACTACGCAGTCTTTAAGTATAGGTAATGAATCTACTATTAATGTTTTAATTATTGAAAACGCAGGGCTTAGTTTAACGCTTCAATTCCCCACATCACCTTTGCAGGGTCAGATTGTACACTTTACAACATTTACAAATACCGTAAACCTTATAGTTGGAAATGCCACAGGGACAGGCGAAATAAAACCAACCTACGGAGGGGCTGCGACAGAAGGTTTTAAAGTGAGTTATGTTTATCACGAAGAGAAAGATACTTGGTACTTAATAGGTTAGTAATTATAATATATAAACAATATGGCTACAATTAAAATAAACGAATTACCTACATCTTCTATAAATTCAACTGATTTTTTAGTCAAAGCGGACGGTAATGGATTAGCTACAAAAAACACGATTGAGAATCTTTTATCTTCTGTTGCTGATTTAAACGGTAATAGTTCAGAATTATTCGAAGTTTCTAATGGTTTATCAGGAAACGATGCGGTTAATGTAACGCAGTTAGATATTATAGAAAATGAATTATTTGATAAAATACAAGACGAAGAAGGCGATAGACAATCTGCGGATACAACTTTACAAAATAACATAAACACAGAGGCAACCGCAAGAGCAACCGCAGATACTACTTTACAAAACAACATAGATTTAAAAGTAAATATTTCAAGTATTGTAAACAACGTAACCGCTGGGGGTTCTGGCGTTCCTTTATCAGCAGAACAAGGTAAATTACTAAAAGCTGAAATACTAGCCTTAGCAGGTTCTTTAATACCGCAGGGCAATTGGGATGCAGACACGAATGACCCAGATATTTCAGGAACTACTGAAACAGGTTATTTTTGGATAGTATCGGTTGATGGTTCTACAGATATTGGTGGTATTACTGATTGGAAAGTAAATGATTGGGTAATTAAAACTGCTGATGGTTTTGCAAAAATAGACAATACAGATAAAGTTATTAGCGTAGCTGGCAAGATTGGCGAAGTTGTTTTAGCTAAAGCAGATGTAGGATTGTCTAATGTAGATAATACAACGGATGCAAATAAACCTATTTCAACCGCACAACAAACCGCTTTAGACTTAAAAGCAAATTTAGCGGGAGGTAACACCATAACAGGAGAACAAAAACATAATAATTCAGGAACAGGAACAGCAATAGATGTAAATAATACAAGTACAGGTACGGGTATTGATATATTAAATAATTTAGAAGGTTTCGGTTTATACGTAAACAATAACGGAGCAGGAAGTGCTATTGAGGTAGCGGGTACAAGTTCGGGTTTTAATTTCGTTGGAAAAGACAATGCGGTAAACACTTTTACAGTAGATAAAGAGGGTAATGTTATAGGTTTAAGTTTTTCTGGAGATGGTTCTTTATTGACCAATATGCCTGTTAGTTCTTCACAACAAACCGCCTTAGACTTAAAAGCGAATAAGGCTTCTCCGAGTTTTACAGGCAACGCAACCTTTGGGGGGAATGTAGAAACTAAAGAATTAAAAACTAACGGAGGTACAACAATTACATCTATTGAGGATTGGCTTACAAAAGCAAATACAACCTTTTCTTTAGCAAACCCAAGTACTAAGATAGGAATTGGTTACGATTCCTCTGACAATGGCTTAATTCAAGGCTTTAATACAAATGGAGCAAAAAAAATAGGAATACAAGTATACGGAGGTGATACAGGTTTTGGAACTTCAACGCCTTCTCATAAAGTAGACGTAAACGGAACTTTTAGAGCAGTAGGCAACGCCACTTTTGGGGGGAATGTAGGGGTTAATTCAACTCCAACTACCTACAATAATTTTACAACTTTTTCAATCGGTAATAGTTCACAGGGAGGTGTTTTAGAGTTACAATATGGTGGTGCTCAAGCTGGAAGAATAGCAGCTACATCTGCTGGAACTATTAAAATAAACACAAACAACGTAGATAGACTTGCAATAGATAGCAACGGAGATTTCGACTTCAAATCAGGAAACGCAACTTTTGGGGGTAATGTTTCTTTATTGTCAGGTTACACTTCTACAGGTGTATATCCTGTAGAAAAAGGTATTACGTTTCAAACAACGAACGGAAGTAGTGTATGGAAAACAGGTGAGATA